TCAGAAATTTCTCCTCCTGCTGCAAGTGTTTCACTCACCTCTGTTTCTACAGGAATGTCTTCAGGAGGTAACTCATTTTCTAAAGCGTCAATTTGTTCTTGTAGCACTTGTATAATATCATTATCATCAATAACATTTGCAAGTAAAGATTTCATAATCTTAAGTCTTGCAGAGACATCTTCAATATCAGATAACATATTCATGATATCTGATGTTAGCTGAACTTTACTACTTAAGTTATCTCTTCTATCGATTTCTTCTTGTGTAGTTGGAGGCAGCATATGAATTGTGAATTCATTTACATAACTGTCAAGCCCTTTATCAAGAAGCATAAGATTGATTGCATCGGTAATTGCTTGTATTAGTGTATTCTGGATTCTTTTTATCATTTTAGCATATCTGCTAGAAATGATTGATAATGATGTGCCACCATTGAATCCTGTTGAATCATCAGTCTGTGAAAAATATTGTTTAGGTACCCTTAACTGTCCATATAATTTATTCATATAGTAATCAAGGTCAGCTAATGATTTAACATCAACATCTCCCCCAATCTGAGTTGTTGAAATTGCACCAACACCTTCGTGTGTTGGAACATAAACATTGTTTTCAACAGGTCCGGGGTTAGTATACTCAGTTAAAGAGCTTCCAACTTTCAACGCACTTTTCTGTTCAACCATCTGTTTGATACCGAGTAAAGTTTTAGTAACATTTTCTTTTGGCATATCACCAACTTCAACATTGATAAGTCTAACAATTGATGATTTTGTTATACGATTGAGTAGAACAGAATTTTCAAGTAATTGTAACTGACGCCAGATGCTATAAACATTTGATAGCAAAGATTGTCCTTTACGCACTTTATATGTGTAAGCATTTTCTTCAGTTTCAAAATCATTATCTGTGAGAAAGATATTAACAGTTTCTTCTTCTCTACTTATGTTATCCTCTAATGCAGCATGAACGAATTCAGTAGGAGGATATAAGTTAACATCTTGTTTTTTAAATTTATACTGGAATGTAAAAGTGTTATATGTTGTATTATCATTTTTTGCAACTGTATTTGTTACAGGCGCTTGAACATATCCAACAGTTTTACCAAACCTTGTGAGCTCAAACATCTCAGCAGGATTTGCAATCATTTCCATATAATGAGCGTAATTATCAGAATTTTTGTACGCTTTTATTTTTATATCTTCATTAAGTTGTTTTTTATCAGGCTCTTCTTTATCAAATAAGATAGTATCATTGTATTCAGAATCACGATACAAACGAAGATATAGGTCACCATATTTACATAAACTATAGCACCATTTATAAATATTTTTATTTACATTTAAAGTATCTAATAGATACTCAACCATCTGACCAATCTTATCATCAGGAGCTTCTACCCAAACAATATTACCTTGGTCATTTCTTTCAGTAGCATCTTCTGCATAAGTTTCAACAACAGCACTGATTGAACCATCTTCACACATAACATCAAAAACATTATACATCTGATTACGATTTTCTGCTTTTTGATTTAATGTATTTAGTGCAGTTATATCGAGTTGAGAAGACATACCTGCTTCAATGATATTGCTGTACAAAGTATTATCTAAGTCAATATCATTTTTTCTTTCAGGAGCAACGATAGTTTTTATAGGTCTGTTATACTGAGAATCATCATTAACAAATACACTATCGTCTTTTGTAATATCAGGCATTATCTATCCCCCTAGTTATATTCATATATTATATATATACAATTCTTACCACACCATAATGCCTTGTGAAACATATTCACCAAGCATTGGAGTTACAGGACCAAATCCAAAATCAAGTTGTTTTGCAGCATCACTTGTACTTTCATTTTTCTTAGCGATACCACTAAACACATTTTTTAATTCATTTTCAAAATCAACAGTTATTTGTGCAACTTCAGGTGTGCCTTGCGCATTACTTACATTAAGCGTTGTATCAATATCTTCAACAAAATCAATACTTAACTCTTCTGCATGTTGAGCCGCATTCCAAGCAGCACCACAAATTGCGTCAGCACTATCTTTACTATTTATGCCACTGGTACTATGGTCAATTTTACCACTGTTATTATCTCTTTCGAGACCAATCAACTCTTCCTTTAGTAAAGTTGTTGCATAGCATTCAAATCTTTCTTCGTATATAGCATTTCTTAAATACTGATAAGGTTTACATATATGGTCGGAATCCACACGGTCAACTGAAATGATTTCAGCATTAAATTTTTCTGCTTTTAATATCTGTTGAAAATCAGCAGATTGGAATGTATCGCTTGATACACCTTTTATATTAAATCCTTGTTGTTTTAACCAACGGATAAATTGTCTATTCTTTTCAAAAGATACTTGATATCCTTTAGGTGCTTTTACAGAAACATTAAATCCTGCTCTAAGTAACAAATCTTTTGATACAGGTTGTTCTGGTGTTGGTTGTTTTTTACCTATAACAAATACTCCGCCAATACCTGTTTTGTCTCCATTTATAGACATATCTAAGTGAACATATAAAGGCTTACTTTTTACTTCTTGCGGTATTCTTGATACATCAAAGAAATCAGAATATTGTGCTTTATCATCTGTAGCATTACCCACTTCAATGATTTCTTTTGTAAAAGCATTTTGATATGTTGTTTTTTCTATTGCTGCAAGTCTCGGACCGGAAATATATCTGTTTGAACTTGTAGTTGAAATACCTGCAATATCCGTTAACGCAATGTCAATATCTTCAATAAAGTTTTCATAATATCCCATAGGGACATCAATGATTTGATATCCTCTATTTCGAACTGCATCTAATTCAGCATCGGTTAATTCTAACGGTAATACTTCTGAAGAAAGATATTTTGAACCAACTGCAACTTTAAATTTACGCTCACTGTCTTTATCAGTTCTGATTACCCACTGTGGTTCATCCACAATATAAGTTGTTTTACTTTCTCTTTGCTTCTTACCTTGAATGAATGTTTCCATATATGACTGTTCAGTTCTTTTTGAAGAAGCAAGAACTAACAATGTTGGATTATATTCACCCTTCATGAAACGAGATTGCATACGAGCAGCTGCTGTATTAACAAGGTTTTTTGCTTTTTCTTTTTGTTTACCTACATCCATATTTGGCTGAAATGAAACTTCGTCAAAAAATGCAAAGAACACAGCACGACCAATGATATGTCTACTCTGCGAACCACAAATAAGTTCAATCTTCTTTTCAGGTTTCCAAACAGGATTCATTCCTTTTGAAACTGTTCCGTGATTCATAAACCATTCTGATGATTGCACAAGCTGTTGCAATTTATCCCAAGCAACACCTTGCGCTGCATCTAGTGTAATATTCATTAGTGCGAACGTTATTTTATCAATTGGCTGTAACCCATAATATAGATATGGGTCTTTTAAGCATAACATTCTATATAGTTCGTATAAACAACATAAAACAGCTTCAAATGACTTACCAAGACCAATAGCACCTGTTAGAGCTAGTGTATTGTATTTTGACGGTTGTAAAGGGTCAGGAAATATTTTCTTTAATGTGTCTACCCAGTATGGATAAACAGTGAATTTTCCTTCCTCATTTATCAACCCTTTTCCAAGATAAACAGGATTATGTAAAAATTCATCAATGCTAACAGGAATTTCATCATAATCTGAATACAATATATCATTGTAAGTATCTGAGCTGCCATTATCTGAATATTCTTGAAGAATTTTTAGCACTGCTTGCTTTTCCGCATCAGATAATCCTTCAAGCTCTTTATAATTCAATTGATTATCAAGCATTGCTTGCTTAATCCTCCAAACTAGTATATTTATATTATCTTATACAATTAAATCCCGCAGCGCCTAAGTGCCACGGGATTACAAGTAAAATATTCCTTATTATTTAAGAGCAGCTTTAACTGCAGCTTTCAAAGCTTCAGGAACATCGTCAATTGTTTTTAATCCTTTGTTGATTAATGCAACATAAATTTTTACCATTGATAAATACTCCTTTACTTTATTGTGCGATTAGTTCATAAATTTCTGCAAGAGCAAGCTGAATGTCAGTAATATTACTGTCACTAGAATTGATTGCATTATTTATAGATTCAAGAACTTTTTCTTGTTTAGTTTTGGGTCTAATAACAAACCAAGATTTGTTATCTTCTACTTCATTATGAACAAGAATTACATCTTTATAAGTCATTGAGTGACCTTTGTCATTTGTAATAACAACTTCACTCAGTCCCTCTTCAAATACACTGTCTTCTAAGATTGTATCAGAAATGTAATTGTTACCATTTAGTTCAAGATTTTCAAGAACAGTTCCATTAGCAAGTTTGATTGTGTACATACTTTATCTCCTTACTTAAAGTTTTATATAACTGTAATATATTTAATCGTTGCTTGTTTGTCATCAATTTTTTGTATGCTGTAAACCATGAATAAAATTGGTCTCTAAATTCTTTAGCATTCAATATTTTTGATAACTTTTTAAGTCTTATTCTAACACTGTGAATCTTATCATGATTCATATATTTAATAATCTTGCCACTGTTAGTTACTGTATATTTCAATTGACAAAATTTCCAGCGGTCACTAAGTTTACAAATTTTTGTTTTATTCAGATTGATATGGATACCACATTCATTAGCTTTCACAACAAGCTGTTGAAGTAAATCCTCTAGATACTTCTTATCTCGATGTATTATATAACAATCATCCATATATCTACCATAAAATTCAATTCCATTAACAATCTTAACAAAATTATCAAATTGAATTAGATAAGATATTCCAAGTATTTGAGATATCTGGTCCCCAATGTTCAATCGTTTATGCATGAATTTGTCGCCAGTTAGAACACTTCTGTCAATTTGTTGATAAGCAAGATAATCGAAAATTGTTTCCATACAACATTCATATTCAGAATCAGTCATATATGACACATCAACTTTATATCTATCAAGAGTTCTGTCAACAAGATACAATGTATCTTCATCTCTTACATATTCACAGATAAGGTCATATATTCTTTTATGTTGTATGTTATCAAAATATTTAGAAAAGTCCATCAATAAAATGTAGCCATCATTTGATTGATTCCTATTATAGAATTTTCTAATATGAGTTTGTAATCGTTTCCGAGTAAAAGAAATTCCTTTACCTTTGATAACTGAACCATTATCATGTATTAAGAATTTTTTAATTGCAGGTGTAAGTACATTGTCACATATAAGATGTTTCATTACTTTTTCATGCATCTTATCGGCGGTAATTCTACGGGTCTTACCACGTTCATTTATAGTGAATTCGTTACTCGGAAGAAACTCATAAGTTCTTGTTTTTATTTCATTTTGTAATTTTGCAATCTCAGATAAGTACTTTGTTTGATATGATTGTGTGTCATATTTCCAAGGTACTGGCTTTTTTGAATCAAGGAATGCTTGATATATGAGATTTGCATCTGTAATATTTGGTGTTGTCACCAGATTGCGCTTATAACAACTATTCTCGTAAGAAGCTGTGTCGCAATACTCGTTCACTGAATATTTCATCAGTTGGACAAGCTCTCCTTTCTATGCAATAACGTCCTATTGATGATAGGAACATCCTAGTTATGTAATAGAAATAGGGCCGGAACCCGTAGTTGTTGTCGTTGTTGGCGTTGTTGTAGTTCGCATTACCGTTGTTCGTGTTCACGTAGGCGAAGTAGTACAGCAAAGCTTTAGAGCTTACCCATCTATCAAATGCTTATAAACACGATTGTCACTTGTTCTCCAACCTTTGAGCAATTTTATTTCGTGCTCAATCATTGTTGCAATACCAGTATAAGCATTTACATTAACAGGAATTATGTCAATAACATATTGTAATTCCTGTAATAGATTATTACAAGCAGCAATTGCTCGGTCTTGATATAATCTCCGCTCAATTAACTCTTCCTTATAATAAGGAAAAATATTGTTAGCCGATGTGATGTGAGAACCAATTTCTCTTAAGATATGAATTATTGCATACCTTTCATCCTCAAGATACCAATTTTCAAGACCTTGATGTTTTTCAACATATCCTCTTATTCTTGCTTGCTCTTGCGGTGATAAGTTCGTAACATCGTCCCAAGTTTCACAATGAAATACGCGAATCAATCTATTCAATGATTTATTGTAATCATATGAAAAATTATGTAGAGTTAGATTTGTAATTTCTTTTCTTAGTTTGTAGAAATGTGCAATGACTTCAAATTTTGATTCTTTTCTTTCACTTGCATGTACTCTTGACAATGTTTTCTATCTCCATCATATAATCATTAGTTTTCTTTTAGTATATTACATCTGTTCCCATACCCGTAAAGGGTATGGAGATTAACAGATATTGAAAGAGGGCCGGAACCCGTAGTCGCCGTCGACGCCGGCGCTGTAGTAGGCCGCATAACCGCTGCCCGCGTCCACGCAGGCGAAGGAGTATTCATCAACTATGTCTCTTAACCAATAACCATAAATTTCCTGCTCACTGTAAATCTTTTCACCGTTGATAAATTCAGGTGCTAATGCAAATAATGGTAACTGTGTTAAACAAGATGTACCTGTATTGTAATAACCATAAGTTGCACCTTGAGCTGATAACATATGTGTACCAAATACCATAACCTCATTCATAAGGTCAACTTTTGTATTGACCCAAGTACATGAAGAAGGCTTACCACCGCTTGCTGCAGTGCATAACATAACATAATGCTGTAAAATGTGATTTGCAGTAAAAGCATTTTCAATGATTGTAACAGTTGAAGCTAATTCAGTTTTCTTAACGTCTGAATTTGTATATCCTTTACTTGTTCCTTCCTCATAATTACTATGCATACAATGGTATTGTCCATCGGGGCAAGTGTCAGGAACGATTGTTACATGATGCTTTGTTGTTTTGTCATCACCATAGTAATCATTCAAATAGTAGTCAAATGCTGCAATACGATAGTTAACACCACCGATTGTCCAATAGTCACCAATCCAAAGGTCCTCAAATGTACCTGCTTCAATTGCAGCCCATTGTGCTGCTGTTACGCTGTCACCAAGATACTTACCTCTAAAAATAGAGTTGTGAGTACCTGCAGTATTGTTAGTAATTGCTCCTACTAAATCGTAAACTGCTTTGGCGCCAGGATACTGTGTATTGGTACTATCGGCTGTAATAGATGCAACTTTATTTGCAGTATTTTCTATCTGGTCTACTGTACCTCTAAAAATAGCCATAAAACAAAATATCCTTTCTATATTAAATTTTTATTACAAAAATTTATTCCTTCTTTGCTGCTTTTGCATCTACAACTGCTTCACTTACAGTATAAGTAATGGCAGAAACAAGTGATGTTAGAACACCAATAATATTAGTAATATCAGATTCTTTTACACCAAATGCCATAGCTGCACCTAATACAAAAGTTGCTACTGAAATCCAAAATTTTCTAGATGTTAATTTGCTGATAATTTTTTCTTTTGTAGTCATCTTATTCTTCTCCATTTGTAGTATTATCCTCAGTGTTATCTTTATTGTGTTTTACTTTTGAGGTTTTGATTGCTGCTAATGCAATTATTTCAGTACCCCAGAAAGCAAACCAACAAGTTGTTAAGGTTGGACTAACTTCAATACTTGTAAAATATTGTAGTACGAAATCAGCTATAGTGTATAATACAATTGCTAAAACAATCAATACTAACATTATATTTGATACTTTCTTTTTATCTTTCATTTTTACTCACCTCAACAGTATGTAGTCACGGAGGATTTCATTTCCTCACTTATTTTATACAATTATGTTAAACATAAAAAGCACAATGCAAAAAATGCATTGTGCTTTTTAAAATATAATAGAAAGGAATTTTAATCATATTGGATATCCCAATATGTTGTTTTATTAAAATTATAATCATGAGTGAAAGTAACACCTGTGAACGAAGAATGACTTCCATCTTCATTTACAATTTCAATTGTTCTTTCCTCAGGAATTAAAATTACTGACCTGTATGCACATGTGTCTTTGTCTTGCAAGTATGATTCTGTAAAATATAATAATTGTTTTTGAGGGTCAAACCATACACGTTGACACTTGTTTACATGTACAAGACCGGTATATTTACAAGATTCGTCCCACTCGATTGATGATGTAGGTTCTATTGTAGAACCGTTGCCATTGATAATAACAAATTGATAATTTAATAATTCTTCTGAACTGACAATATCACTTGGCTCTCTTATAAAATAATCCAAAGAATCGTCAAACACGTGTTCAGTTCCAACATATGAGGGTGTTTCTGACAGTGAACTACGTGAATAAACTTCTGCATTGTGCATATAATCTATGAAAGAAAGTGAGTCTATATGTATTGTTAAAGGAGGTAAAACTTGCTTTCCATTGACTGTAATTTTTGTACTTTCGTCTGCTGAATTTCCATCAACAATTCCAAAGTAACTTCTCGTTGATATACCTGAGAGTTCATTGATATAGTCTATAATATATGCAAATTTTGTAGCCTCATCAATCGAAGAAACTTTAGTAAACACATTACCATCAACATGTAAATAACTATACTCGTCTGGAATGTATAAACAGTAATATTCTAGACTATTACCAGGCTTGCGTGCTGTCATAGTAGTTGGTATACCCTCATTTACCCATCTATCTGCAGAGCTATCATATCTGACACTATATGGAATAAAAGCGTGTGGTTTGTAGAATGCATCATAAAGATACTGCATAGTAATATTTTTTGTAGTTTCAGGAATATCTGATGAATCAAGTATTACATTGCTATACTTATCCACAAATCCTTTAGGTATCGTGTTTGAATTATATATCAATCTTAAAGGTGTTTCATCATTCATATACTGTTCCATCAGCTGAATGTACGCATTTTTAAGAGTATCATCAGGAAATGATATCAGATATGGTGTTCTGTTTGAAAATAGATTGGTATTTATTCTATAACAATCATACTGATTATCATTGATTGTAATCTTATCAGAACTGTAAAGATTTGAAGATGAAATCTTTATTGGTGCAATTGATTCAGCGGTATATTGAAATCCTTTTGAGTTTAGTATAACTTCGCCCACAATGTGGTCTGAAAACATTCTTAGTCCACCTGTTATGCGATTATATTTACAGTCACTACCTATACCACCAAGATATATTGTATCCAAATCAGTATTTGCAGTATTGATTGAATTATATTTAGAATTTTTTCTGAATGCAAATGATTTAGTTGTATTTGTAGATTCACCTAGAATGCATTTTACATAATCTAATGTATTGTAATGTGTTTCTTTGAAATTTATGAACGTTCCATACTTACAAAGTCTCATAATATGAGCATACTCAATGCCAATGATATTGAAAAGCTCTGAATTTTCAGCTTTTCCTTTAATGCTTGATTCAATACTATCAACTCCATTGGGGTCAAGATACAGGTAACGTGCTATTGTTTCCAGCATCTGTTTATTCAAGATACCCAGTTGTGTCACATTGTTACTATCTACAACTGATAACATATCAAGATTTCTAAGGTATTCAAGGCGTGACTGAAAACATGATTTACGAGCAATCTCTACTTCTATAGTATAATCTTTTTCCAGTATATCAAGATTTGAAATAATATGTTCATAAGCACTTTCAGCTCCATTGTATTTAGGAACTACAATACTTGAGTTTCCATTGAGATTTTCAATATTCAAATGGTCAAAATAACAATAGTTAGTTCCGCCTTCACCCGAAGTAAGAGTGCCATCTGAATAATGTTCCGCACTGTCATATACTTCTGTATTTAAATTCAACCCAAGATGAGAACTTCTAATTGAATCAATATTAAATCTATTACAGTTAATATACCCAGGTTTACTTTGACAATCAACTGAAACACCAATAATATTTCCTCTTATATTCTTACCTTTTATATTATTATATGTAATACCAGCACCGCTATCATTACTACCCAAAGGATAATTAGGTATATACAAACGTATGCCAATAGAAGGGTAATATTTGTAAGAATATTTGTAAAAGGTGTAAGAACGTTCGTCATCAGGCACTTGTATGCTGTAATTACCAAACACAGATTCCCATTCAGTCCACTTTTCTTTGCCTTCTTCCATATAAGCAAACTGAACCTTGCTCAAGTACAATTGATGTTCAGGTTTGATAAAAACCGATGCGGCGCCCTGTGGTATTTCATCTTGATAGTAGCCCTCATAACTATGCACATAGTTTACAGTGATATTATTTTGAGCGGGCTTGGTATGTTTAACACTTGAAATCTTATTTATTGGAGTTGTATTAGATGCAGTAAAGTAATCTGAATCTACGCCGTCAATAAATCCAGTTCCTGCATAAGGTTCATCGCCGTAGAAATAAGGTGTGATATCAATGCCTATTGCATTAGGGTTTGTAACTTGTACACCTTCAATAAAGATATCGCTCTGGTCACAATGAATTCTAACAGCACAATCATTTCCTGTATATTTCAGTGTACCCTCACATATAAATTTAATATTACGTCCTTTTAAAGTAATAGGTTTTGTAATAGTATACAAACCTCTAGGTAAGTACACAATATTATTTGCATATTCTTGCTTGTAATTATTTGAGTCATCTAAACAAGAAGGCAATACACTTGCAATATCTTCATCTAAAGTTTTTGAATTTGAATCAATTATATCAATTTTTAAATCTTCTTTTTGAACATTGAGTTCATGTAGTGTTCTAACGTTATCAAGAAATCTTTGTAATTCATTACTCATTATATGTATATCTATCCTTTCTATAATATAAATAAGGAATACACATATACATACAACGTTCGTCGGTTTCAAAAATTTACCAAAAAATGCGGGGTTGCAGTTAATTTGTTTCAATAAAATAATAAAAATAAAGCAGCGCTATTTGTTAGCGCTGCTTTATAAATCATATAGTTTAAACTATCTTTACTCTTTGTTTATTCCAAAAAGTTTAATAAAGAAGTTCAATAATTTTTCTAACAATGCCATTATTGTGTTAACCTTATCGGTGTCAATTTTGGTATCATCAGTATCAGGTTCAACGGGTGTAATAGGAGTTGGTTCAGGTTCAACGTGTGTCGGAAAATACTTTTCAATATCTGCATCTGTGATACTTGTTGCAAGTAATCCATTTGCAAGTCTAAGAATTTTTTGCCCATAAGTATTTTCAGCTTTCATTGCTGCTTCGGGAGTTGAATATGTGTTCTTATCATATCCGGGAACAGCCCATCTACCTGCTAACTGTTGCCAGTAAGTTGCAATACCTCTTGTAACATACTTAAATCTTGGGTCTACAATGGCTTCATTATCTGGTAAGGTATTTTTACTACCATAAGCAAACAAATGTTGCAACTGGGCAGTAACACCCTCTGCAATAGTGCTAAAGGAACCACCTGTTACCCCATTCGATGTAACACCCAAACCACAATAATTATGTTGTTCTGCTTTTACCGCAGAGCCTTGATATTTAAACCAACCTGTCTCTAGAATAGATTGCGATATTGCCATAACAGGGTCAATACCATATCTTGGAGCAAGATTAAAGAATGTTTTTGCAATTTCAATATCAAATGCAAAATTGTTTGCAAGTATGTACTTAATTGCTTTTACACAATCATTATTAGTACGCTTTACTGCTGTGTCAACAATTTTTGTTTTAACGGGATAATCTAAATCATAAACTGCAGTAGGTGTTACCGGAGTAACCGGTTGTTCTTTGTCTTTGATTGTAACTGTAAATGTTGCGGTTTTCTTTTCAAAAGTAACAGTTATTGTAACAGTCCCTGCTTTTGATGAATTAAATCCACTTGTTGTATATCCTGTAACAGCTTTTGTGCTCTTGTCTGAATATGTTGCAGTAACTACCATTCCATTTGAATCAAAGGAATCGCCTACCGTATACACAAGTTTGCTTGGTTGTGTCGTTACTGCTATATTACTCAGGGTTACAGCAACAGGCGCTACATAGGAGTAAACAACCTTGCCATTCCAATCAAATACGTGATATCCTGCTCCTGCTGCTTGACAACAATCTTTTGCATTATCAAGTGAGCTAAACGCTCCTTTTTGTGATTTTGCATCAGCCCAAGTTGTTCTAACTCTGTACAATTTTTGTACCGACTCTTCTTGTTTAGGTACAACATTTTCTGCAGGATTTATCCAGCTTCCTGCTGAATTTCCTGTTTTGTCATTACTGATGTTATACATGCCATTAACACCGTCAGGATATTTGTTATAAATATAATATGTGCCTACTGCAAGTTTATCTTGTTTTGCATTTACTTTTGCCTTTGCATCAGCAGCAGTACTATATCTATTCAAAGGTGTAACAACTTTATAAGTTTTAACAGTTGTTGGTGTAACTGCAGGTGTTGAATTCATCAACTTAGCAACATCGTTTCTAACATCGTCCATTGTTTTTCCGTGTTTATTAAACCAGTTATAAACATCACCATGATTAGAACCTAAACCAAGTTTATATGCATCTTGGTGGCATAAAATTGTTGGAACTTTGACACCATTGTAAGTAACAGTGCCTTTAGGGTCTAAGTTATACATTTTAAGATAATAAGCAGTTAACTCACAAGCCTCTTTGTATACTGCATTGAAGTAGGTTTTATCTGTTAAACCATCTTCGCATATCTCAAATTGCATCCAACCATTGTTACTAGAACCTTTGCTACCACTACCACAGCCCCAAGGTTTGTAATTCCAAGGCATTGTTTGAATACTAGTGACAGTTCCATCAGCAAGTTTACCAATCCAAGCATTTAAACCGGCTTGTCTTTCAATATGGTTCCAGTCGTTATTGTAAGCGTTCTTACCAAGAACTTGCAACCACTTTTCTTTCATATATGTATCTGCTGCAGGTTTAACGTCAGATGGTTGAACATATCTTTTTAGTGTAGGGTTATTGGCACCAGTTCCGTGCCATAAAACACCTCTTGGTGTCATTGTTGTAGTACCTTTATAGCAAGTACTCTGTGTTTGCATACATACAAGAGGTTTGTTTGAAGAAGAATATTTCATTATACTTCACTCCTTACAATTTCTGTTTCTGCTCCTTCTAAAGTATAAATCTGTCTTTCAGTTATATCAAGAATATTATCACCAGTGTTATCTTGTAATGCGGACATATTGTCACCATAGATAATCTGTTCTAATGCTTCATTGATAGCAACAACAATATCATCAACATATTTTTTATTAACTGCATCATTAGCGTCCACAGGAGTAACTAATCCTTTAAGTGCTAGTACCTGTGCAGTTTCATCAGTTGGTTTGAAAGTAACATTGTTGTCTAATGTGTAATTATTATCGTCAACCTTTGTTGCAAATTTATTCTGATAGTCGCTTAAATCAACATCTCCAGTATGCTCTGCAACATATGTAGCAACATAATCTTCAGTTGCATAACCATCAAGATTAACTTCAGTTGTTGCAAAGGGTAGTACATTGATATTATGTATACCATCACCAAACTTGAATCTTGTTGTAGTTGACGATTCATATGTGAAACTTGAAGTGGTACCATCCTTGTTTGTTGCAGTTCCTGAACCATTGTAAGTTGTTGTATCTATATCATAAACAACTAGCTCACTTTGTTTAGGAACAAAATTAACTGCTTTACTCCAGTTAAGTGCTGTATCGTGACGAGGTACCATTACGCCTGTAATTTTCTTTTCAATTGCCATTTTTGTCTCCTTAAATTATCACTTTCAAATTTTGGAAACAAAGCTGAGCATCAATTTCAGCTCAGCTTGTTATCATTATTCTATACTATTAAGTGCTTTATACTCGGCTTCCGCTTGTGCAGCATTGCCACCATCAAGTATAAAAGAACTTATACTATCTTGAATTATTTTTTCTTTTAGAATACCTTTGCCTGTATCTTTATCTTTAACAATGATATACTCTTGTGCCTCATCATTTTCATAAACTACAAGACTCATACCAAAATAATAAATTGTATTTTTTGAACCTTGCTGTTCTGCTAAAGAAGCGACAGCTACTGCATCTTCATATGATTCAAAATAAGTTCTTGCATCAATAGGAAAAGCAGATGTTGCTAAGGGTGATACAGAGGTCTTAGCAGGGTTTGTAATTGCTTGTGATATATTATCTACTAACATTTATTTATCCCCCTTAACCTATTGTTACCTTATATGTATTTCCTTCGCCGCCATAAACACTAGCAAAATCCATAACATATAGTTTATAATCCATCATATCTTCATTTGCTGTTGCACCACTAACACTAACTGTGACAGCGGAACCAAATGCAGAAACAATGTTTTTACTTGAGTCATTAACATCGAGTACACTTTTTAATGAACCCCAACTTGATGGGAAAGCAATAAGTACTCTGATATCTGTTGCATCAATTGCCACATCAAATGTCTTTTTACCATTTCCTTTTGCAACCAGAGCTCTAACATCTGATGATACCAAACTTGAAACAGAAACACTTTTTGATTCACTACCACCAGCAAATGCTTGTCTATAACCTTTAAGTGTTTTTGTGATGGTTTTTGTTGCTCCAACAATCTTTCCTGCAACATAATCAAGCCCCAGATTATTCTTTGGTGTATCACCATCAGTATAAGTACATTTTGCTGACAATGTCAATGAAGTAGAATCAGTAACATGAACTGTAGTAAATGTTCCCGAAGATGTTTTTAAAGATTCACCATTGAAAGTAACTTCATATCCTGAAGCTTCACTACCGGTTGGGTCAGGACCATATTCATATGTACCATCATCAAATGTAATATTGAAGTTTGGTATAATATTTGTGCCTACCTCAACTGTTGTAACATTAGAGGAACTAAATCTAAAACTAGGTTCAGTTGTAATAACATCTTTATCTGCAAGATAACTTAGTGCTAAGTTGATTGCATCAATGTCTGTTTGCAACTCTGCATCTTTTGCAGTATATGCCGCTGTAATTTTTTCATCTTCAGCAACTGCATAGTTAATAACACCATTTAATGTATTATCTTCAACAGTATCATCAGCATTACCAATTATTTTTGTTTCTAAATCTGAGTCAGCTTTTTTATAAGCGGCAACAATCTGATTATCTGCTGTTGTACGATTGTTTATTTCTGTGTTTAAAGAATTAGTTAGTGTATTATCTGCCGCAATCCTATTTGCTGTTTCATTTGCTAAGTCATTAGTTAATTTCAACTCAGCTGCTTCAGCTCTTTCTTGCTCAGCATCAACATCATCTATTCTATCTTGAACTTCTTTTGCAAGATTATCCGTTAGAACTTTTTCTGCTGCAAGAGCTCGTGCCTCTTCGTCTTTCAAAGTCTTATAAACAACTACTGACGACTGATTTATACCTTGAATAGGTGCGTCATCTGTTCCAACATCAGCTGAAACACTAACTCTTAATGCTTCAATATCACTTTCTGCAACTTCCTCTGCTTCTACTGATAGATTAACAATATCAGCTGTTGCTGAACTCAATGTTTCATTTTCAATATTAGTAATATTTGCATCAGGTGCTTCAATTGATTCAGTAACAACAACTGTTTTTGATTTAATGTTGTTGCTTGCCTCAATGTCAGTAGCTTTGATTAGATTAAAGTAACCTGTTTTGAATACTTTATCGCTTGCACCTAGGGCATAAGTATTTGTTCTATCGGGAACAATACTTCCCTTTAATGTTACACCACTTAATGTATTAGCAGTTAAATCAATAGCTCTTAGTGTATCAATTGCACCATTCAATGATGTAATATTAGCCCAACGTTTATCATCGGAACCAAGATTGTATTCATTATTAAGATTTGGAATAATACTATTTGAATCAATCTGTTGTGCTCTGATGTCACCACAAGATATTGAACCACCTTGAGTGTTGATTGCTCCACCAGTTGTATCAATTGAACCATCATTTTTGATAATAACATTATTATCAAAGATACTAAAAGTATCTCCTGAATGATTAAGAACCTTTGTACCATCTGATGATGTATAAGTTAATGTTTTTGATGTAACACCAAATTTTCCTGAAACATTTACAGATATATTACCAACATTATCTGTTGTAATAGATTGTCCTGTAGCAAACTGAATACTGGTTGGACGATATACATTACCAATCTGTCTAAATTGTTCATAACTCCAACAAATGTGTTCAGCTAAAATATCAATTAGGCCATTTCGTGTGTCAGTGCCTAACAATGAAGCTAACGAATTACTTGTTGAAGTAAAATTGGTTGAACCATCGCTTGTATCTGCCCACCCATAATTCTTAACAACAGGTAGTCTAATTTCGTGCTCATGAATAGTATCAAAACTATAAGGTTTATTATCTCTATTATCGAAGTTAGGTGTTAGAACCGCTCTGCCTAACTGTGAGATAAGAGTATTGATACCATGATTCTCTATGCCATCCCCATAGATTTCAATTTCATGTTTGTCAACTTGATTGATTAAACCGTTGTTATTGTCACCGTCAAGAACATAAACAATCTCATCAATGGCGCCACTGATATCATTCATGTTTTTAGCATTGAGTCTTGTCTGATTATTTATCCAACGAATTGGCTTATATTCAATGGCCATCTATGTTTTATCTCCTTACTTATAAAATTATATTATATGTAATAACAACCAGTGCATCAAAGTTTAACAACACATACAAACTGGATTATCATACTTACTATTCATATTCATTATTAAATACAATAATTTAATGATATCTAACAGTGACATAAAAAATAGCAGGGCTATTTCTAACCCTGCTATCATATTATTCAATCTTTAAGATTAAAGATTTGCTGCTGTGCCACCATCAAGAACAAATACGATACTGTCATCAATATCAATTTGATTTGTTCCGGTAACTTTTAAACCACCATTTGCAGTAGTTGTAATTGATTGTAATGCTGTGTCAGCTGTTGCTTTTACATCGTCAATCTGACCTTGTAAGTCTTCAACTGCCTCTGTGCGAGCATCAGTCTCAACTTTGATTTTAGCAGCTACATCAGTTGCATAATCTGTAATATCAGCAACTACATGAGTGTGACCTGCTTCTGCAAAGTCAGCAGCATGTTTACCATCAACGGTATCAGCATCAGTTGCCTTAGGAACTATTGTGGTGCCATCTTTGATTTTGTTGACTTCTGCAAGTAGAGAAGCTGCACTTGCTTCACCTGCATCTAATCCTGCTTGAATTTCTTTCAATGTATTAACAACATCGTCAGTAGCTGCATTTTCATCTAAGAATGCTTCAATAGCATTTTTTGCTGCAGTTGCATCTGCTTGAGCTGCTTTAACTGCAGTATCTAAATCAGCATCAGCTGCTTCAAGAGCTGCCTTATCAGTTGCATAAGTATCAGCATCAACTTTGTCTTCAAGTGCAGCATTTACGTCCGAAGTTTTTGCATAAACTGTGTGGTCAATGCCTTCAAGTGTTGCAACTCTGCCTGCAAGTGCTTCTCTTGCGGCCGCTTCGTCAGTATCTGCTTGTTCTAATGCTGCAACCTTTGTATCGTATGCGTCCTGTGCAACTTTTTCGCTAATAGCTGCAGGAAGAGTTGTGTTAACTGCAGTCTCAAGAGTTGTAATTTTACCTTCTGCAGTTGTTACTCTTGTACCAAGAGCGGTAACAGTATCACTTGTTGCAATACCCATACCATTAACAACTGTTTTAACTGAATTATCGAAATCAGTAACGTCAGCTGCTACGTGTGTATGATTATCAAGTTCATCATTTATAGCATCAAGTGCATCTTGTAAACCATTGATTTTTGAAATTTCAAGGGTAGGAACATCATCTGCAGAAAGATTTTCTTGCTTTGCCCAATCATATACATCAGCTGCAGGAGCAACTAACCAAGGGCAATTTTCAACAGTACTAGTTCCATCTCCGATTTTCATCATCCAGATAGGTTGGGCAACTTCACCCGGAGCTTGAGTTGTGCCAACTTTGGCAAGAATTGCCTCACCCTCTTTTAAGGTTTTAGAGGCAAGATTTGCATACTCGTCATGAGTAAGCACTATACGTGTAGTAATTTTCTTTTCAGCCATTATGTTTATTTCCTTTCAATATTAAATAAAGATTAAACGCTAAGACCAGTTGCTAACCCACCATCAAGGATAAGAACATCACCCTCAGTTTGGATTAACTTATTAACATTGAGCTCTTTAACTTCAAGAGCACCTGTTTCTTCATTTGTTTGGAATTCATCTCCAAGTTTAACAACACCAAATTTATCTGTTGTTGCTGCAGGAATGTCAACAATCTTATCAGTTATTGCAAGAGCAACTCCATTGATTTTAACACCCTCGAGTTTATTGTCAAGTGCAGCAAAAATAGTTGCAATGTCTTCGGTGTTTTTATTAACTTTAGGGTCATTCTCTGACTTATAAGTATTTAACGCTGCAAGAACTGATGCTGCACTTTCTGAAGAGCCACCACTTGCTGCGTTAAGAGTTTCTTCTGCTTTCTTATTGATATATGCGATAACATTTGTCTCAGTGTATGTTGAAGGAATAGTACCAACATAAGTTGAAACATCAGAAACACTCTTATTAACTGCACTAAATGCATCTGCAAGACCTATAATCTTCTCTTGTGCAATTTCTTTAACTTCAAGGTTACCTTCTGTTAAAGTAAATTCTTCACTTACAGTTTTAACAGGAACGGCTTCTGCCGCCTCATCAATTGCTTCTTGCTTTGCAGTGCTAATTTTTGTTTCATAATCTGCTGTTGTTAATTTTGCATCAATTTGTGCATCAACCTCATCAGCAGTTAAATGTGACTTGTCAGCATTATGCTCAGCAATTGCATCAGAAACAATCTTGTCGTGGTCAATTGCTTTTAAATCAGCAACATCTTGTTCGATTGCTTCAACACCTTCAACTAATTGATTGTGTGAATCCTCTAAAGTATCTAATTCATCAGCAACTGTTTTGATTGCTCCACCTTCTGCTGAAAGTTTTGCAATTTCGTTAGCTACAAATGTCTCAGTAGCATAACCAGTTAAGTCAAGTTTTTGTCTACCGAGAAGTTCCCACTTGGATGTCTCATCATCAACTTTTACATAGATATATTCATCGTAGATATCTGATGTTGTTTCATCATCGTGAGTCACAAGGTATACAGTTGTGTAACTAATATCAGTAGCAGGAAGTTCGTTTACAACTTGAATTGCGAACTTAGGAATAGAACTAATCTTTCCGTCTAATTCAGTCTCAAGTTCATCAATATATGTTTTATTGTAGTAATTAGTTAATGCATTAGTAATTGCTGTGTTAACATCAGAAGCAATCTGATATCCTGCATTCTCAAGAGTTTCTACTCTACCACTTAATGCAGTGTCGTCATAGGTTGCCTCTTCAATAGCAGCTGCCTTTGCATCTTCGATTACTTTATGTAATCCAGTCGCTGCGTCGGTTTCTGTGGAAGCCTTACCAACTATATTATCTACTTCTTCTCTTGTGTAAGCGTTAATATAAATGGTTGTTGCTTCTTCTGTGTCTGATGCTTTAACTGTGAATGAAACATTTGACTCTTTATCTAGTCCAGTAAAGGTATAAGTTGTATTACCGTCACCTTGTGCAATTGTTTCAATGCTTACCCAGTTAAGTGTTCTATTACCTTCGGTATCAACTTTTACTTGTGCTAATAAACCATCAGCTGCCTCATCGAAACCGACAAGTTTAAGAACATTGTTATCAACTTTGATTGACTTACCATCGGCTGTTAGTTTAGAACCAACTTCGTGGTAATCAAGATTCTGGTCAATATAATAGATTTGTGTTGAATCAGCATTAACAACTGCAACCACTTGACCAGGATAAGCAACAGTTGTGATTTTATCACCAATATATTCAACTAATTTTGCTTCGCTTTCAAATACGGAATCTGCATCAATAGGAAGTGGGTTACCTCTCTTAAGTGAAACGGCAACGTCCCATAATGCTCCAACCGCTTTTGCGTCAAAAAATGTATCACGAATAGACATTATGTATTACCTCCCTTAAGCTCTCTTGATTGTTAATGTTGCACTACCAGCAGCTGCGGAAGTGTTGTTAACATACCAAACATCATATGCAATTCCATTAGGTGCATCCTCAGTAACATAATTATTAGCACCTTTAACATAAACTGTGATAGGACCTAATACAGTTTGAGGAGCTGTAGTTTTTGAGTCAGCAACAGCAGGTTTATAACCTTTACCTGCGGGAGCTGCAAAGAACATCTGTTGCATTTGAGCAACATCCATTGAAGATTTCCAACTTCCGTTTGCACTATTACCGAGAGCTCTTATTTGGTCACCAGTAATAAGTGTGGCATCTGCTGCACCTGTGTCAGGATTTTTGATTGCATTGTCACCATTTTTATATCCGCAGAACCAAGCACGATATCCACTAAGAGTACCCTTGGTTAAACCTGTCCAAGATTTAGACTCAATTTGTCCGTCAGCATATTCATCACCAAGATTATCATGAGGAATGATACCTTCACTCTGTTCAATAGAACCTGTAATCTTAAGACTTGTGCTGTCTGTAACTTGTACACTTGAGAATGTACCTGATGTTCCTGTTTTTTCTTCTCCATTAAATGTTGCTTTAGCGTCGCTAAATGTTACGCCAGTGCTTGAATCATATGTATAACTACCACTTGTTGTACTAAAGCTATATGCAACTGCAATGTTTGTACCAACTTCTTTTGCACCAATATTGGAAGAGTTAAGAGTAACAGTTGGGTCTGTAGTTGAGGGAGTTTTTCTCTCAGCCAAAATTGCTTTAAGAACGTCCTCAATACTTTTACCTTTTGCTTCAATTGTACCTGAGCCAGAAGAAGGAACTGTCTTAACACCAATACTTGCAGTATATGTTAAATCTTCATTTAGAATAACATTTTCTGCATTGTAATTGCCATCCATTGCAACAAAAGCGGTACCATTGTAAACATATCCAGTATAACTATCATGTTCAGCAATAGTTTTGCCATCCGCTGTTGTATACTGTTCATTTATAATAGTTTTAACAATAGCAATATTACCTTCTTTAAGAACTAACTCTGTGTCTTGTGCAGTTAAATAACTTACAATCTTATCTGCTTCTGTTGTTCCCTCAACATCAACTAAATCAGTAGCATTGATTTGGAACACAGCATTACCAAGTTCACTAACAGTTGTCTCAAGAGTTTCAATTCTTGTCTCAAGACCATTTACTCTAAGTACAAGTTCTGCTAAATCGTCTGCAGTTTTTCCACCTACATAGGGTAATGCTTCATAAGCAGTAAAACCGTCGCCGATTTTTACCTTAACTTCCGTTAAGGTAGTGCTAGCACTACCTACTGCAGGAACAAACTCAACTGCAGGCTCACCTTTTGAAAGCACATAACTTTTTAAGGATTCCCAATCAGCCTGTGTACCATTAAGTAAAAGAATCTTAGTGGTTAAAATGTTTGTTGCCATTCAATTTATTCCTTTCATATTATATTTGACATTATTACACCTTTATCAAATCTGATGCTTGACCACCACTGATAATTTCAATATCACCAATATCGACCTCTACATCAACATTATCTAAAGGTTCATAAACTAATTTTAATGAATTCCATTGATACAGTTTTGCTTCATTTTCGACTTTATAAATAACATTAGCATCACCAATATTAGGAAAATTTTGTTTTGTTTTAAAATTGAGAACCTCTTTTTGTGAATCGCCGTCACCACCAACCCAATCTAAATCAAGATAATGATGAACGCCGTCACCAATTTTCATTCTTGTTTTACCGTCAGTACAGTAAACAACGCAAGGTTCACGGCGTTCTAGAAAAGGATTAGCTCGTTCAACGGCAGCTTGTTCTCCACCTTTTAACTTGTATGTATGTTGAATAACTTTTTCTGCCATTAGATGATTTCTCCACCTTCGTCTATAATTGTATCATCTTTGATATCTTCATCAGGTGCTACAATCTCTCCACCCTCAAAGATAACTTTTTCAATGTCATATTTATCGTCATCATAATAAACATCATCTTTAGGTTCAACATTGTTCCCTTGAAGCCAAAAGAGTGTTGGTGAAACTATTGTTCTAACAACTTCCTGCCCAAAAGCATCAATTGTTCTTAACTTAACCATATAGTAATACTTACCTACTAATAATTTTTCGGTATCAACTGGATTAAGTCTCAATAGTGGGTTACCATCTTTATCAGTGTCTGCAGTGAAATCAATAACTTTTTTTAACACTGCATCTTCAAATGCTTGATTTGGTTCCATCAATGCAAAATATAATCGTTCTGTTGCAGCAAGCGGTCTGTATTTAGGACATAACTTTGTTCCAGCATTGATATAAATTGGCATAATAAGAGTATCACCACGCATCAATTCTACTATTCCATTTTCTGGCTCAATACGCACAACAATCCTCCTATTCAACAATTAGCATTACTTTATCTCTAACAATGACGTCCTCTTCACCTTGTATCTTTAGTACACTATAGTATGCACCAGGCTTAAATATTTCACTAAGGTCCTTATTAAGATACAATGAAACGTCCGTTGCACTTAAAGCACTAATGGAATGCACGGGTTCCCATCTAAAATTATAGATGTCAACAACAAGTGTTTTACCTTCCATATCAGGAATCATTTCAATTTCTTTTGTGCCTTGTAAAGAGTAGATAACATCATCGTCTTCAATCCAGATATAATGTCCTGAACTAACTCCCACGCAGGTCCATGATTTACAATCAACAGTGTTATATGCTTGTTGACCTGCCACACCTTCGGTATCATAACCAGGTGCTTCGTCAGCAGTCGTATATACGATTGAATTTTCTGCAACTTTTATTTTTTGTTTTGCAGTAAACTTGAGCTCAAATTCATCACCATAGCACCAAGATAGGCCAATAGGATTACCTTTTATATTATATGATACTCTCGGGAGCTCATTTTTAAAAGTTGCATAATCATGTGACTGCTCAGGAGAAGTATTATCAGGTATGTAATCGGGGTTAAGTTTATCGTAATTATCAAACATTCCCATTTTATCTTCTCCTTTATATTATTCGTATTTATATACAATAAAAGAGGACAGCTGCTGTTTGTAACAACTGTCCTCTTAACTA